CGCATAACAGGGCGATGCCATTGACTCTAGCTAATTATTCTTTTGTTTTGTAATTTAATCTTTTGCCAGTGAATTTCATACGACCACGCTTTTTACTTTTGAGTTTTCTTCTCATAGCTCTGTTCATATTTCATCTCCATTGGCAAAGTCAGCAAGGCATGAATAACAAAGTGTCATCTTAGAAAAACTTAAATCCATGATGTCATTTGTGATTCCACATTGTGTACATTCTATAAGAACTACTTTATTCATTCTTCTTCTCCTTCCAGTGATTCAGTCGTAACTTCAAACTGACCCACTAATATATTCTTGTTCTCGACATCACGCCATTTGTCATACCCAAGCTGAATGTTTTTATCAAACATCTTGCTGTATGCTTTGTACGCTTTGTCGTAGGATTCTGCTTCAATAGTGAACTCCACTGTGAAGTTCTCTTTGAATGTGTATCTATCTGACATAATTTTCCATGATGTCTTGTTTTAGATACTTTACTGTTGTAGGCATATCAAATGAATCTCCATAATTAACTTTGACATCAATCAAGAAATCAATAAGTTGCTTACAGTATTCTGCATCTGATTTTATATTTAGACTATCAAGCATCTCTGAGCCATTAGTTACATCAACTGATGCATCTGCATATCTCTCAACAATATGATTGAATAGCATATCTTTTATTTCTTCCATAGTTCTCCTTAGTTTTTAGTGATACATAAGTATCTATCTGCTCTCCAGTAGAGAGCAGTTAGATAATTACTAATTTAAGATAGAAGCATCAATAGCTAATGTTTCTAAATCATAGTTATCAGCATTAGATTCTGTTTCTATTGCAACAGAATCTCTAACATGTTCATCATTTACAATATCCCATGCTTCGTTCTCACTTAATCCATCAACTACATAAGTGTATTTTTTAGTAATTGTTATTTCAACTTTGTTGTTGTTCATTTTTTTTCTCCTTTAGTTTTTAGTGATACATAAGTATCTATCTACCCACCGAGTTGATGGGTAGTTAGATAATTACTAGCTTCTTCCATAAGTTACATAGATAGCAAATCTGTTTTCCCAGTTTCTCTCGGTCATATCTACTTCCATTTTATAGTTACCAAGAAAATTGTGGTCAGCTGTTACTTCTGTATCTATAAGAATCATATCTTCATCAATTTCAATAGTATGAGTTTTAGTAACATTCATACCTTCCATTTGATAATTGACAATAATATAAGCCCATCTTTGAGATGTAGGCATCTTTACTTTTCCACCCTTGTTTGTATAAGCATCACGAGTTGTGCAATATACAACATGAAATCCATAGTAACCTTTTTCGTTACAGTTCCATGTTGGGTGTTCTGGTATTCTGAGTTCATCTTGATTTGGAGCTGGTAAGAATTTAAAATCTTCCCAACCATTTATAGATGTCTCTCTTACTTCGATTGCCTTCATTAGTTTTTGTAATTGTGTTTTCTTCATTTTTGTTTTCTCCTTTTATTTTTTGTATTGATACTTTTATAAGTATCTATCAGCTCTCCCGAAGAAGAGCTGTTAGATAATTACTTTAAGCTGAATATTCTTTCAGTCTTTGAACAAGTTTATCTCTGTTAATTAAGTCTGTGTCAATCATCATTGCTTCTGCTTTTCTGCTTGACTTAATGAACTCAATCATTGGCTCTACATCAAAGTCTAAGCTCAGTGGGTAGTTGTTCCAGATGAACTTGACTGCTTTTAATGTTTCCATTTTTGTATTCTCCTTTTTCTTTACTACTAATTACTAGTGGTAAGTTTTTTTGTTTTAGTAGGAACTGATTGTTCCAACCTGCCCACCTAGTAGATGAGCAGTTTGCAAAAATCTTTCGTATCCTTTCTTCGAGACTCGGTTCTCATTTAGACTTCTGTAATCTACCCCTTTGATGCGCTACTACCATCGGCTCGAGCATAATGTCTAAGTCTTTTATCAAGTCTCTTCAATTTGGCTTATTTTCTGTCTGGTTAGCTTTCCAGTTTCCCAAGCTGTCTCTCTTGGTATGTATTAATTAAACCACATATCATCTTTAATTACAAATCAGTGATTAATAATTATTAAGAAATATAACAAAATCTACATGAAAAAGTCAATGTTTATAGGGTTAAAAATAAATTTAAAATTTTTTTTTATTTTTTTAATTTTTTTTTATTTTTTTTTGGAATTTTACCCAAAAAATGCCATCAGACCTGTCAATGAAACTACACCAGCAGTTACCCAACCGAACAGCTCTTGTCTGCCTATCTTCTTATCAACCTTATCTTCAAGGTCATCTATTCTGTCATGTAATCTGTTCTGACCTTCAAGAAGAAGCTGGAGCATTTCTTTTTGTGTGTAGCCATTACCAGCACTCATTTTCTAAATCCTATTGTGAGTAACCAGATTACAAGAGTAATTATTGTGGCTACTAAAGTTATTTGTTGTGCTGACCCTGTCAAAGTTAGTGTAGCAATCGCCAGACCACTAAGAGTCCATAAAAGATTTAGTGTTTCTCTAACAGCTTCGACAAACCATTTCCAAATTTTTTCAATCATATTGTTTTCCTAAATGCTATTGATGCAACTCTGAGAACAACTGTTGGCAAAATAGCTTCAGTAGCTTTTTCCCTACTGTCTGCACTCATGTCGCTACCAATCTCAGAGATTTTTATATCTGAGAAATCAGTATCTATGATAGCACCAATCCCTTCAGTCCTAATTAACTCAAACTGTTTTTCTACAATCACATCTGCAAGAGTGTAAGGTTGTAAAGCTGACTCTGCATTCTCGACAGCTGACTCAACAAAATCTTCAACTGCTTGAGCTACAACACCTTCTGAATCATCTGCAACTGCTTCAGCGATTATAGAAACATCTTCTGTTTCTTCTAGGTTAAAAACTTCTACTATGACTTCTTCTTGTTCAACAGTAAGTTCTTCTTCTTGTGCAATCTGGATTACTTCTTCGACAACCTTTGCTACCACTTCAATAACTTCTTCGCTAACAGATTCAAGATTCTCCACTCCGACATCAGCAATCTCTTCAACAATTTGTATGACTTCTTCTGTTTCAAGTTCTTCAACATATTCTTCTATTGCTTCTTCTTTGGCTTCTTCATATTCGATGAGTTCTTCTTCTGTGAGTTCTTCAAGTTGTTCTTCATCTAATACTTCTACTATCTCTTCTATCTCGATTACTTCTTCAATGACTTCTTCTAAATCTTCAATCTGTTCTGCAACCACTTCTTCAAGAAGTATCTCCTCATCTTCTTTGGTATTATCTTCCATCTGTAAAACTTCAAGGTCATCTTTGGTCTTTTCTTCAATAACAACTTCATCTTCTCTAACCTTGTCATCTCTAAATATCTCTTCATCTGACTCATCTCTTATCTCCAAATCCATTTCTTCAAGCTCTTTATCTTCGAATACAACAAATACATCTTCATTATTAAACTCAATTTCAATTTCAAATAACTCATCTTCAATGCCAAACTCTTCTTCATAATCTATTTCTTCCAGTTCAAGTATAACTTTGATGAACTCATCAGCTTTTTCTTCAGATTCAAACTCAAGTATTTCCATTGTATCTTCAAGCTCAAGAGCTTTGGCATCTCGTTCCATTTGTTCTTCAAGTTCTCTTTGATACTCTTCATCATCAAAGTCATCTTCCATTTCAACAAATAAAGTATCATCTCCAGAAAACTCTTCTCCGAAAAACTTTTCTTCTTCGATAATCTCAATGTCATATTGTTCTAAATCTCCACGCTCAATCTGTGCATCTGTAAGTTCCACACCATACAGAGCATAATTTTTGGCTCTCTCATTCATTCTGTCGAGAGTTCCATCATCTATCTCTCCTTGAGATAGTTCTGTTTCTTCTCCAGAATCTAATATTACTACAATTACTTCTGGTTCTGGCTCTGGTTCTGGCTCTGGTTCTGGCTCTGGTTCTTTTGGTGGTGGTGGCAAAGTAGTTGTTGTTGTAGTAGTTGTAGTAGGTTGAATGTATTTGAATGATATATCATCAACCAAAGTCCAATCATTTAGTGTCAAAGTAAACTTGTCAATAAAAGTATCTAGGGTTTCTCTAATGTTGTAAACAATAACTTCATACATTGTTTCTGCTGAAACAAATCCTTGAGCATCGATAGTATTTGTTTGAGTTGTCTCATCAGTATGTGTGTAGGTTACTTCAGCTTCATTATTCAAAGCACCAATAGTAAAACCTACTTCATAAATCTCAATATCAAGTTCTTCTTCATCAACAGTCGTTGTTTCTGGTAAATCAAATTCATAAGAGCCAGATTCTCCACCATGCTGTTGAAATTCTATATTTATACAGTAATCAGTGCAACCATAGTAACCAGACCAAGTATTGTTGTAATCAATATTGTTCTCTACTTCGTTTCCATTTATGTCCAACTCATCTTGTGGTATGACCATATCAGTAGATTGTTCGTATGATTCTGGGATAGTAGTAGTTGTAGTTGTTGTTGTAGTGCTACTTGTAGTCGTTGTAGAGCTGTTTTCTGGCACAGTTGTAGTAGTTGTGGTAGTAGTTGTACCATCAAATGTCTCTACTTCTTCTACTTCTCCTTCTGGAATCGTAGTAGTAGTTGTACTAGTTGTTGTTGTAGTTGTACTGTTATCTTCGTTAGCTAAAACTGGGAAGGGATAAATTAAGGCAAGACAAACTAATATCCTTGCTAGTTTATTAGATATGTTCTCCACTTAAGATAAACTATCCCCCACAGTTACATGCACCACAACAGTCCATTATTACCCTTCGTAACTATACTTTGGATTTTTTTGTTCCAAGCCATTCTGAATCACACTCAAAAAACTTGACAAGAAGGCAACCCCAATAAGTTCTATTGCGTTTGCATCTATGATTCCACTGGTGTTAGCTAAATACAATGAAATAGCTGACTGTAATCCAGTTCTGAATGCTTTTGACAAAATAAATTTCCAATATTCTTTATTTTTCATAGTCTCCTATTCTTCTTCTACTGTACCACCAAATTGCCTTCGGTTATAATCTATACACTTTTTATTCCCACAAACCCATTTGGTTGTAGTAGCGACATAAAGAAGTTCTGTTTTACATTTTGGGCAAGTGATTTTCATGGGAGACCCCCAGAGCTAAATTATGTTCTTCCCTTCGAGTTTAGCTTCTAGTGTCTTGAGATTCCCATTAATCTCAGAAATTTTTTCGTATATATCAGTTGCTCCAATCATATTCTGTGGAGACTTGTTAGATAATTTAGTTACTGCATCTGCAACTACTTCGTTAAGATTTATGTTTGAATATCTGATTGTAACTTTTTCTCCAGCATCTAAAGCATCTCTAACTTTTGGATAGAAGGATTCATACGCCAATCTTGAACTTCCGATGAACCCATCTTTACTCATATCTAAATCTTGTTGAGTATTACCTAAAAGCAAACACGCACTTGTCGATTCATCTGTATTACCCGAATGAATTAACACATAAGTAAAGTTAGGAACATCTTGTAACTCAAGCATTCCTTTAAACCAACCAGCACCAAACTTTTTATCATACCTAGCTTTTTCTCTTGTAAACCAACCACCAACAGTTCTATATTTAATTTCATATTCGCCAAGTGGTATTGCAGTTTCATGCATCACTTTGACATCTCTTATTTCATCTTCAAGGGTGTACGCTTCAAATACAGAATCAACAAATAAGAGACCATTGGTTGCATCAGCACCAAACTGAGTTCTCACTACATCAAGTTTCATTAGCTTGGTTTTGGATTATCTGTTTTGACTTTTTTGACAGCTTTGTACCACTCGCCAGTTTTATCTAGCTTACCAGCATCAATGTCATGCCATAGTTTATCTAACTGAGAGTTCCAACTGCCATACGCTTCTTGCCTTGCAGAAATGTAACCGAACTGTTGTTCTTCCCATTTAGCATTCCCTAAATCAATCTTTGCTTGAGCGTAGTCATCATCAGAGAACTCCATTCTCTCATTATTGACTTGCTTATACAAAGGAGAATTTGCTTCTATCTCTGCATCTGCTTCTGTCTGTAACTGTTCTTTTGTCTTTGCCATAATTACCTTTCTTTATCTTACTATATTATTTAACAAGTCCATACAATTTAAATGTTCCACCTGCAATATTATTACCACTTGCAAGAAAAAAGTTAATCCCATCATTTGTTTCTGCAACAGTATGAACTCCACCACCTTGAAAACCAAAAAGTTCATCACTTGTATCTTGTCTTGTTGTTGCATTTTCCATAGTTACAAAAGAAAATTCACTTGAATTATTAAAGTTAAATAAATACATAATTCCATTGTGGCTATTAGTTCCACTTGTACCTATACCTGCCGAAAAATCCCATTTACTTTGGTTAGTTCCACTTGTATTACCAAATGTGCCACTTGTTTTCAAATCTTTACTTGCAATATCGTATTCACTATCACTATCAGCAGTTCCACTTGTAGTAACTCTAATTTGCATATCATCATCAGCATTTGCGAATATATTTGAAAAAGTAACTTTGTAAACATCGAAAGTGCTATTGATACCAACAAGAGATACTGAACTAACAGGCGAACTAACTGTTGTTTCTTGAATTAAAATTAAACTACCTGCCATTATTTAACTCCATATACTGATACTGTTAAATTAAAATTATCTGCATTACTTATAAAATTAATACCTGTAATTTGCTCTGCTTGTTTATGAACACCTATACCTCTGATACCATATAAATATGGTGTAGTAACCAAACCAGCAGATTGCCAATTTGAAAAAGTAAAACTAGAACTATCGTTAGGATTATATATATATAAAACTGTGCCAAACTCTACACCTGTATCACCATATATTTGTATTCTTTGTATTTCAGTATCATTTGTACTTTTATCCTCTGAAAAGGTATCATAACTTCTAAGATTTATAGCCGACCAATCATATTCACTTCCAGAAATAACATTAGAAGAACTATCTATAAATCTCATGTGTATATTTCTATTACCACTTTGTAACCCCTCTAATTTTGCCATTGTAATTTTATATACCTTATATTGGTCGCTAAAACAATCTGTAACATTCATTGAACTTACATTACTTGCACTTGCAGATTTTATAAATTGTAAATTGGTAGCCATTAAAAACTCCTAATTCCATAAAGGGATACAACACCTGCACTAAATCCACCACTATCTTTAGTCATTAATTGAATTGCATTTATTTGTTCTGCAACTGTATAAACTGAACTTCCACCCCTAAATCTACCACCAACTGCTGATTGAAATAAAAAGTTCCAATCAGTAACAAAACTAAATTTTGTACTATCGCCTAAATTATAAAAATAAATATAACCATTAACACTTGCATTTGTTTCATTGTCCAAATCAGGTGCAATCATAAATCTATTTGTATTTGTACTTTTATTTTCACTAAATGACCCACTTGTGCTACCATCTTGATTTGCGTGTTGGTAGTTAGAACTTTCATAAGTGCTACCACCATCATTTGAAACTCTTGCTCCTAAATCTTGTGCAGTTGTTGAATTACCATGTATATTGTTATAAGTCATAAAATGTACATCATAAATATTTTCTTTGATAGAAGTAAAATCAATCGTTGTCGGTGTGCTACTAATAGTTTGAGTTTCTATTAATTCCAACTGTCCAAAATTAGTCCATTTGTTTTCTGCATCTAATTCATAAATATCTTTTGGTGTAAAAATACCATTATTATTTCTAAAGCTCTGTGCTACTTCTGTTCCTATTCTGCCATATTCTGTACTCATCTATACCACCTTATACAATGTAAATGTTCCACTTGATATGTTGCCACTTGACATTTTAAAATTAACCCCGTCACTTGCACTTGCTACTGTATGAACAATGCCACCCTGTGCGCCTGTTAAAAATGGTGTTGCGTTGAAATGACAAGTTTCGTTTGTAAAAAAACTAAACTCCGAACTGTTATTAAAATTATAAAGGTAAATTATACCTTGTGAACTCTCACTTGTTGATGTTCCTGTATTACCTAATGAAACAGCAGTACTATTTGTTCCAGAAGTAGTTGTAAATCCACTATCTGTTCTTAAATTTTTATATACAAAATCATATTCACTATCAGATTGTGCAGTTCCACTTTTAGTTAATTGTATTTGAAGTCCAACATTATTTGTTGCACCTACAACATTATTAAAAGCTACCATGTACACATTATCATCATCTATTCCTGTTAATACCACAGAACTTACAGCACTTGATACTGTATTTGTTGATACTTGTAATAATCCCATTATGTATCAACCCTTAGTCCATAAGTTCTGAATACACCACTATTTATTGGTCTTGAATTACTTTCAAATGCTTGAAATCCTGTTACTGAACTTAAATCTGTCAAAATTTGTATCATTTTATACCACCTTCTAGTTTCAACTGCTACTTGATTTATAGCAAAAGTAAAAGATGAACTAGAAAATGGATTAAATATATATGCTACTCCACTCACTACTTCTGGGTTATCATCTGGGTTTCCAAAAAAATTATCCCATTCTGTACCATTAGTTGCTCTGCTCTCTGTATCAGAGGTTTCAGCTTTTAAAAGTAAAAAACCATAATCATACTCTGAAGAAGTAATTACACTTCCACTTGAATTAATTAACCTAGCGTTTAGAGGTGTTGCTGTACTTCCTGCTGTTGAAATGCCACTAAAAGTAATTTTATATATATCAAAATCTGAAGAAAAAACATCTGTTACATTAACTGTGCTTACACTTGTGCTTACAGTAGTTTCATTTAATAATCTTAGGTTACTCATGGCTTGACCCCATATAAACTTGCAGTACAAGTAAAATTACCACTTGCATTGAATAGTTTTATTTGATTTACTGTACTAGCTTGTCCTAATACTCCACCACCAAAAGCTGTAATAAATTCGGTTAGATTATTCATACCACACGTTTGCATTGTTTGAAAACTATTCTTTGCACTATTTCCTAAATTATAAAAATAATTATATGAAACTTGTTTTTCATTTGTTGAATTACCTGTATTAAATGTAGCTCTTATATAGGTTGAACTTGTATCTTGTACTTCGCCCCTTGACCCGTTTGCTGTCATAAATTCAAAAGCATATTGATATACAGTACCACTTTGCTCTACTCCACTTTCAAAAAACCTTACTCTTATATCTGTATTGTCTGATATAGGTTGATAATCATTTATTTGTAAAAAATGTACATCATATTTTGCTTCTTTTATATCTGTAAAAATTGCAGAAGATACACCACTTATAGATTTTTCTTCAATAAGCTCTAAACTACCACCTAGAAAACCATCTTTTTCTAATTCAAGTAATTCAGTAACAGATAGTATTCCTTCATTTTTAACTTGTTGTTTTATCTTGGTAGATATATCTCCAATATAACCAAATGACATAAGCCACCTATGTCTGTCTCAAGAATGTACAAGTAAACTCAGCACTTGATGCTGATGAGCAAAGTCCTTGTAGAACATCTCCAGTCTCACATGTAATCTTTGTATTTAATTCTATGGTTGCTCCAGCTGGTAGAGTAACATTATTCAAAAGATGTCTTAATGTTCCACCAGATTTTGTAAGACTTAAATCAACTGTTACATCTTGACTGCTTGAGTTTACATTTGCCAACAATATTCCTATTGATGTCTCTGTTGTAGATGAAGGTACTGCATCAATTATATCAGTTGCACTAGTGCCTAAAACGCCAGTACTTGAATGCAAGGTATCTGCCATAATCTAAATAAATCCTTTCTAGCTTAACGCTAATACTAGTCCAAGAGTAACACCAGCTGATGCATTTAACTGACCACTTGAAGCAGTCAATCCAGTTCCAGCTATGCCAGAAACAAAATCAGCTATGCTCTCTTTTTTACTTCCATTACTATCATCTGCATCAATAATAGCGATACTATCATTTGCAACATTAACTGTTGCAGATGCAAGATTATTTAAGTCTGTTGTCATTGTAGCTGAGAATGCACCAGATGTCGCAGATGCCCCACCAGCAAGTCCAGAGTTAGATGCAGTAGTGATTGTAACTCCAGTAATATCTCCAGAACCTATGAACGCTACCCAGTTTGAGCCATCATAAAATTGTAATTCATCTGAATCTTTTAAGAAGCAGAACATACCTTCAGCATCAGATGTACCTAAAGCTGTATCTCTTGCTGTTGCGTTTGCATAAACTTGAATAACTTGGTCTTGAATGAATGTTTGGAATGTCGTAGCATCTATCAAGTCTCCAGTGCTATAACTTTGCCAACCTGCTCCTGCCATTATTTATCTCCTTTTATCTCTTTTATCTTAGCACTAAGCATAAGCAAATCGTGTACCAATTCCTAATTGTGCTTGACCTAATACCCAAGATGAAGAAGATGCTGGGCTAAGTGTCATAATCCATTGCCAACTTTGAGTAGATGCACTTACACTATGTGATACAGATTCAATGAAGAGTTCATCACTAAATGTACTGCTATCTGGATTTGTAATATTTACTTTGATTCTATCTCCTAAATCTCTTCCAAGAGCATGTTCCCAAATGCTAGTATTCTGTCTTGGATTTATTGTAAGACTATCAATCCTAATAATCGGAATAGCTGTCTCTGTTAGCTTTTGTTGAATGATACCAGCAACATCACTATCGTTAATATTGATTGTTGTTTCAGAAGAGTTGATTGGTGTAAATCTTTGAATTGAATCAGAGTCAGCAATAAATTGTGTAGTTCCACCACTTCTTGTCCATGAGTAATTGTTAATAACTTCATTATCATCAAAACCTAATTGAACATCTGTATATGGTAAGTTTGAACCAGAGTTATCAAATGTAGCTTGAACAGTTGTCGCTTTTGTATTAGTAAACTTATATGCCCTATTTCTAAATGTTGCTTTACCTTCTCTATCAATAAAGAACTGACCATTCTCTGCTGTTTCACATTCTCTTAAGCCAGTCAAAACATTTGTTGTTAATCCTTGTGTTATAACTTGTTTTGTTCCAGTATCAATACTTCTTAATGAAGAAGGAAAACCTATGGCATTTAATATTCTTGAAACTCTCAGTGAAGATAGTTCTTGAGCATCTGAATAACCCAACCTTGTCGTTTGACCTAATTCTGTAAAACCAGTTCGACCAACTCTCCAACCTACTGACTGAAATGTCTGATTCTGAAATAATCTGAATGCATCTATTGCTGTAAATTGTACAATAGAGTCAGCACCTTCTGCCACAAACTTTACTGGGATAACATCTAAGAAACCACGAAAAATTGTATAGGTTTCAGAATCATAAACAGCTTTTATTCTTATTTGTTTCAGTGGTTGAATTTTAGTTCTACCAGCAGATGAATCAAAGTAAGGGCTTGAAGTATTTGATGGATTAAATCTATTATCTGCATTTGATACATTCAATGTCAATGTACCAGCTCTAAATGCAGATAATTCATCTGACCTACCTCTTGAAAATTGAAAAGACCTTACAAAAGAACTTATGTCTGTAAATGATTGTGATGCATCAAATGGAGAACTATCCAGTGCAATCTCGACTGTTAGTGTTACATCTGAATCGAATGCAACACTCATGTTATAACTTTGATACCATTTCTTGTTGCTCTTCTAACTTGTTCTGCAACTTTGAGAGCAAGTTCATCTCCTTCAAGTTTAGGATTTTCAAACTTAAGGTTTTGTGTAAATAGAACTGTACTAGCTAATCTTTGAGATGCTGGAACTCTTGAAGGTATTACATCACTACCAGCACCACCATCAGATACGCCATCTCCATCAAACATTTCACTACCAGAGCTTCCACCATCTCCACCACCAGAGACACTACTGCCACCAGTACCAACTGAAATGTTATTACCACTTTTAATCGCATTTGCCATATCTATTAAATCTTGCAATTTCATACCAGTAGATTCGACTAAATGCTCAAGTCCAAGCTCAAAATCTCCTAATGCATCTAAATTCTTAAGAGCATCATCTAATTGTTTTTTTGCCATTGCTATTTCAAGAAGATTCTTTGGTGTCTTTGCAGTTACTTCATTAAGTTCTTTTTGTGCTTTGGTAAGTGCTTCTTGTGCTTTTGTAACACGCTCTGTGGCTCTTTGTTCTGCTTCTAATGCTCTCTCTAACTCTCTCTCAGCAGTTAATTGTTCTCTTGTAGCTCCAGTAGATGCTTCTATTAATTCTGTCAGTTTTTCTTTTGCTATTGCTAACTGAAGTTCTTGTATCTCATTACGCTCTTCAGTTTCAACTAATTTTCTAATAGTTTCTTCTTGCTGTGCTATTGCAAGTTTTTCTTCTAGGGTAACTTGTTTTGCTTTATCTTTTGCATCAGCTAGTTTTTGTTCTGCAACTGAAACTTGCAAAGATGCATTTTCTAATTCTTTTTGTGCTTTTGTAAGATTCTTACTTGCTTCATCTCTATCTTCTTCAGCATCAGTTATTCTATCTTGAATATCTTTTAACTTATCTTGAGCATCAACAACAGATTGAAGTGAAGGTAATAGTTTTGCTTTCATTGTATCTGCAAATTCTTTAGCTTGTTCTGTTTGCTCTTCCATTGCATCTGTATTTTTTTCAGTTTCTCTTGTATGTTTTTCTAAAGCATCAGCAATTATTTGGTCAGTAGCTAATCTACCATTATTCATGTCAGCATATTTAGTTCCAATATCAATAGCTTTTTCTGTTGCAGTTCTAAAGTCTGTCGTTGCATCTGTTGCTGTATTTACACCACTTCCATACAAACTGTAAGCTCTTGGTAATTTAGTTCCATAAAGACCTTCTTGTTTTTTTGCTTCTTCGACATTTTTCTTTACTTCAGCTGTAACTTCTTTTTGATTTTTTATAAAATCTGAGAATGAAGTAACAATGTCTGTTACTTTTTGTACTATTGATATCAAAATTGGTGCAATAGTATCTCCAAGTAATATACCAAGCTCTGAAAATGCATTAGTCATTATATCCAACTGAGCTTTAAGTGAACCCATTTGCTTATCTGCTACATCTTGAGTAGTACCACCAGACTGCATAAGTGCAGACTCGTAAGCTCTAATTTCATCTCCAGCACCAGATAAAATCTTTACAGCATCAGCAACACCACGATTAAGTCCTAACTGGTCTAATGTAGATGCTTTTAACTCATCTGACATTGGAGCTAGAACAGAATCTAATTCTTCTATTATGTCAGCAACATTTTTCATGTTGCCTTCAGTATCGAACATATTCAGACCGAGCTTTTTAAACTCTTCTGAGTTTTTAGCTGTTGCTCTTGGAATATCACGAAGTAACTGATTAAGTTTTTCTCCAGCTTCAGCACCTTTAACACCCCTATCTGCAAATGCTGATAATACTGCAACACCTTCTTCTATACCTTTGTTAGCTACCTTCAGAGCAGAACCAGCTTTGTTTGTAAGTGCTTCAGAGAACTGCTGTACAGAAGAGTTAGCTAATGTGTTGGCTTTTACAAGAACATCAGTTACTTTTGTTAAATTATCTAAGTTTTGTTGTGCATCATCAACTGTCATACCTAACGCAGATTGAGCATCTGTTGCAAGGTCAGTAGCAGTAGCCATATCAAACATACCAGCTTGAGCAAACCTTGCTACTTGTGGAAGTGCAGATATAGACTGTTCAGCATTCAAACCAGCAGATGCTAAGAAGAAAAATGCTTCAGCAGATTGTTCAGCAGATATTCTGGTCTCTCTTGAAACAGCAATCGCTTGATTTTCCATTGCTTTTTGTTGTTCAACAGTGGTATTCATAATGGCAAGAGATTGTGTCATCTTGTCATTGAATGCAGTAAATTCTTGCACTGCCGAAGTTAGACCTTTAGCTAAACCAACAGCAAGAGCAACACCAGCAAGTTTTGCACCAGTGGCAAGTTTGCTCATCATGTTGCCAGACTTACCAGCAGAGCCACTAAGTGAATTGAGTTGTCGTTTTGCTAACTCAGCACCCTTAGTAACAATATTTATTGCTATGTCGGCTATTGCCATTATCTTCCCATCTTCTTATTACGCTCAGCTTCTGCAAGAGCTTGTTGTTTGTTTTGCTCTCCAGTTTCCCATTTATAGAAACTAATCCACTGGTTGTATTCCTTGAAGCTCATTGTAGCTAATAGTTCTCCGACAGTCATGCCTAACTCACGAGCTAGTTTGAATCTGAATATTAAATCAAGATTGTTTTCAAAACTGTTCTGCTTCGGCAGAACCCCCAATACCATTGAGTTCATTTATTTTTGCAAATATCTGGTCAATGACTTTAGCATCTTTTTCATATAACTTATCGATTGTTTCATCATCTAACTCTGGTTCAATAACGCATACCTTGAGTAATTCTTTTTGATAATCAAATGCATCAGCATCATCTTCATTTAGTAATTTACCCAACTTAACTTGCATACCTTTATTGATACCACGAATTAATATTGAGAAACCCCACTCTTCAATCTCAAATTCTTCTTCTGGAACTGAAGGTAGTTTTTCTATATCATTAATAGATAATCGTTTCATGTGTCTCCTCTCTTTAATTATCTAATTAGTGTGTGCCACGAGTAACTGCACCAGAGCATTGTAAATCTGCTGAGTAAGCGACTACATCTCCGACTGGGGAGCTTAGTGCGTAGTTGGTTAGTATTGCTTCTCCAGTGTATTTTACTTTTCCAGAAGCAGTACCTTCTGGGCTATATTCATACGATAGAGTTGCAGTTTGACCAACAACAGCTCCTAAGATTGCATCAACAGTAGCATCAAATAATCCACCTAAGGATATTGTTGCATCTTTTAAACCAACTATATAAGTTTTGTTTGATGCTCCTAGTACGCTTGTTTCAGCTACATCAGCTGTCTCTGGGAAGTCTACATTGTTCACAAATGCTGATATGTCAGTTAAAGAACCACTTGCGTTATCCAACTTGAATACCGAGCTTTTACCATGTACAAATGCCATTTATCTTCTCCTTAATTATTTCTTCCAAAACCAACTATCGCATTAATAGTTGGAGTAGATGAACCACCAATCGTAGCATGTACTCTTACATACCTATTGATTGTCGTACCTTCAGCTACTTTTTTAATCTCACTCGTAGCACCTGTTGCTTGAGTGAATGTTATTAAATCAGCGTAAGTTACATTGTCAGCACTGTGCTGAATCTTTACATCTCCAGTTGGAGAAGTTCCACTTACACTGGTTACAATCAGAAATGCACCACCACCACCAGTTGAACTCGCTGAGTTGTCATTGGCACTGCCTTGCACTCCAGTTGCAGTATAAGCACCAGCATTTAATACGAGACCTATCGT